GGCGGTCTTGTTTGCCCGGCACCTAACGCCTGGTCGGAATTGGTCTGCCAGATTTTCCAGGGATACAGATCGGTTATTTGTTCATCCGGCGGCATTTGAGCGATATCAACGCCCACCTGCGGTCCAGATGCAATACCCATGTTATTGATTAAATTCCTTGCAGCGGCGTTACAGGCATCCTGTGCATCCTTGAACACTTCTGGCGGTCCTTTACCCCAGATTGATCCATTCTGTTTACGGAAAGAGGCAAAATTATAAGGCACCCTGCCCATTGGATCGCCGTTAAGTTCTGCTTTGATAACGTAACTGCCAATCAACCACACCTCGACTGCATAGTCAGCCAATGGGTCTTGAATCCTTTCCGGGCTCATCCCATATTGCAACAGCTTCAATCCCTGGACATTCCCCCAGAATTGCAGGGCATCGATCATTGTCTCAGGACTTCGCCATTCATGGGGCCTGTTTTCCAGTTCCTGCCGGGTCTGATCGTTGGAGATTGCCAGCCAAGATTGATTTCCACTGCTGCCATATTCCTGCAGCACAAGCCTGATTGCCTCGTCATCATATCCAGGCACACCAATCAATGATGTTAAATACCGCCTGGTCAGTCTATGTCTTTCAAGCATCCCATCTTCTGGCGTTCTGGCATTTGGCAATGGATAAATATCAAACGGAGATACCCGGTTGAAATCAATACAGACTTCCTCAATCACTTCTGCAGGAGAGCCGCTTGAATCTCCATGATATCCCTGATCCATGGGGTTGTTTAACTGGTGTCCGTTTTTCCATTTTAATTTTTTCTTTCTTCTCAGTACCGGACCTTTAACAATTCCTGCAGGAAAAACAGCAATATCGTCAATCGCTTCTTTGACTGCATCTTCCCAACCGGATTCCACGACAACATCATGGAGTTTTGTTTCAATCTTATCCCGGGCTTCTTTGGCTGCAGATTCCATCTGAGTGCGGATTTCATCTGACATTTCTTCCAACCGTTCCTGCATATTGGAAAGCATAAACTCTTTTGCCTGCTGTTCTGACTTGATCTGCCCGGCCTGTAACAGCATGACCAATTCCTGTCGCATGTCGGTCTGTGCTTCCTGGACAATCGCCTGTTTCAGTTCATTGATCTGATCCGGTTTTAAATCCGGTACAGGAGTCGGCTTGATTCCCCAAGGTTTATCCCCTGCCGGGAAAAGAATATCAGATAACCAGCTGGAAACGGCTGAACATTTCTCGTCTGTCAGCATCATGAAGATTTCAGACCCGCCATGTTCTTGAATCTCCGCCAGCTTTGCAGGAGAATATGTGCCGTTTTTTCTACGCAGAGAATCAATCATTGTCGTTTCCATGGTCTGCTTTGCATCTTTTGAAGCTTCCCAACAATCACGGACATATGCAGCCAGAGAGGTAACGACTGGTCTGTTCTGGCGTTCTTTTGCTTCTTTTTCTGCCTGGAGTTTAGCGGCCTCCTCGGCTTCCATCTGCTGATTGGTTTTGTAATTAATCAATGACATTTTTCTTTTTCTCCCCCATTAGAGTGCCGCTATCACCCTGGTTAATATGTTTAGGTCCATCCTTTTGATCTGGTTTTTTGAACTGTTCTTGTTGCTGCTCCCATGGCTGGTTTAAACTTGTGCCCCATGGCAAGAGTCTGAAACGCATCTGCTCCGTTTGAGTTGATGTCATGCAACGGCTGGTCTTTCCAAGTTTCAGTATGTTCGTTCCAGGCTTTTCTATAACTCTCAAGCCGGGATAATCCTTTCTCGCACTTGGATTCATCAAACCAGCAGATTGCAAGAAACCGCCGGGCTGAATTAATGGAATCAATCTTTCTTTTGATTCTGGGAATTAAATTGAAATACAATCCGATCTCTTTTGCTGACTGCCATCTGCTTTTGCCTTTGTTGCCTATTTCCCGAACAGATAAGTCGTGTGGTCCATTATGGGAACCGAAGATATACCCGGTTTGATCAAGCTGATCTTTGTAAAAATCAAACCCTTCCCCGGATCCTTCCATATAATCAATCACATGGACTTCCCTGCCGACATCTTGAGTAAACCAGATTGCATTGATATCGTTCATGCCAAGGTCCCACCAAGTATGAACTGAAACGCCTTTTTGATATGGAACAGAGCAGATCCGCTTTTCTTCCCGGATTTTTGTAAACTGCTGTGCGAAGTATGCACCCTTGACCGATTGTTCAAAGGCTTCCTCCGGTGTTGATGGGTGCTCACGCTTCATGTCATCGCCCAACACCTTCCACTTTGAAATATACCAATACCGCTTTGGCCCGGGGAGTTTGAATCCTATTTTGGTCTCAACCTCTTTGAAATATTCCAACATGCTCTTGCTGATCGGTACAGCTTCATGTAGCTCGTTGTCTGTATTGTCCCACCAGGGAAAGAAATGGAATTTAAATTCCTGCATGGTGGGTTTTCTTCCCATCTTTTCCCGGTCCTGGGCTTCTTTGCAGTAATCGTGAAAATATCCGGTCCTGCCTTCTGCAGTTGATTCAACCGTGAGGATTGCTTCACCTGTCTGTGTATGGATTGCTTCAAAGGCTCCTGTTACGATCTCTCTGGCTTTTTCCGGATATCTGGCACACACTTTTCCAAACTCTGAAATATGCAGTCTGTTTAATGTGCCGGATCTCATTGATGTACCGACACTGATAATCGAATTATTATTAAACTCTATTTCTGTTTTAGACTTCGAAATTGTCGGAATAAACGCCTTAATGCCTTCAGGAAGGTTCTCGTATGGGTAAAGGATCTTACGTCTAAAAATCTTGCTAACATCCTCACGATTATGGGCAATTATCCCGACTTCAATATCGTTAAGGAACAATGCATCATCCAGGTATGAAATATCGATGAGCGTAGTGAAGCCACGCTGCCTTGCTTTCAAAATCAGATTCATCACCCACATTTCATCATGGAAACGCTTTTGATCTCTGTTCGGCCTGAACAATACACGTTTGCCATATTTATCGATGATGTAATACAAGTGATTCAACCGCCACCACTTGTCATACAGACCTTCTGATATTTCCTCGATGGTCAAGCTTTCAAAGGGATGGTCCTGTTCTTTATGAGAGATATCCAATCTTGGATCAAAATCATCCAAAGGTTGGAGTTCGGTTTCTTCTGTGACATTCCAGGGATCAATCATGGTGTTTTGGGAACATTCCCCCCGGCTGCACGAATAGATTCAAGCAATGATTCCATAAACTCTTGTTTTGTTTTCAGATCTGCATTGCCTTGCTGCTCGTGATCTTTTTCATAAAGACCGATGTTTTTCTAAAGCTTCCAGGGATTTGTCTTTGGACAGAGTGTTTACTTTTTTGATGAATATATGGAGAACGGTTTCCCCTTCTTCATTGGTTTCCAACCTGCCGCCGTTAAGAATGCTATGAATTGCGGCTGCGGTATCATCATCAATGTCTTGTATTTGTTTTAATGATCCATCCTCGTTGTAAAGCTTTCTGATATCAAAAAAGGCAATCCGCGCTCGTTCCTGCAAAACACGATCTGCAGAAATCTCAAGTCTGCGTGACCGTTTATCCATTGCTTTTTGGATCTCTTTTTGAATTTGAGGTTTCCTTAAGTTTTCATGCCCAATAACTTCAGCGGTCTTTTTAGAGTATCCAGCTCTTCTGGCAGCCTTAGTTGCATTAAGGTCAATTAAATACTCTTTGACAAACATCTCCTGTTTCGGAGTCATTTTTTTCTTTTTTTTCTTCATACGCCTGAATTCTCTTTAAAAAGTCATCCTGCTGATCGATTGTTTCTGTAGTGGAAAAGGAGCATCCGCACTTTTCGCACCGCCTGGTCCTTAAGACAGAGTGATCAAGCCAGCCGATTGTTCTAACGACTGTTGACTTATCGCTCCTGCAGTCTTGGTTCGGGCAAATCATGACTTGATTATGTGGAAGGAAAAGATTGAAAATCAATTATTGTATCGGTGGATTTGGGAAATCCACGGATTTTGTTATAAAAAAAACCCGATACGAGAGTCCAGGCTCGTACCGGGTTGATACCTATTCTGATCTGATAACTAATTTTGCATTACCGAACACGCATAACATCACCCCCTTTCTTTTTAAATCCTTTTGGTATCCATTCACGCACATCTTCCCCGGACCAACCACAATCTGCACAAACGACTTCTGTTTTGATAACCGTTTCAGATTGGTTTGGATCGGTCCGGACCCGATACATTTTACCGCCACATTTTTCGCATTTTTTCCATGGCTTCATTCTGGCCCAGTTTTTATATCCGTAAGGCACACATTCATCCGGGGCCACACACAGGGGAGATCGTAGTTTTCCACAATTTCCGCAATATTTATTCATCCAATAGCCTCCTGGCTTCTGATTGAGTAAAATAAATTGTATTTCTTATATTCTGTGCTCTCCAGGCTTCATCACTTGCCAGTAGTTCAATAAACTGCCTGAGTCTTTCATTCTCTTTTTTACAATTTTCCAGCAAAGAATTCACAACTGGTAGGACTGCGGCTTTTTCATCTTCGGTCATTACACCTGCTCCTTCAACACTGCTTCAAGCAAAATCAGGTAATTAATCATATCCCCTACTTTTTCATCTATCATTTCGTTTGATGGGGATAATTTGCCGTTGATAAGATCTGTGACAGACACCAGATGTTTGGTAGCCATTCCCCACAATGCAATGGCAGGCGTGGTCTGATTCATTGTAGCCGCCACCTTGAAGTTGTGCAGCCTGTCGTTGTCCTGGGCATACTCTTCGGCCTTGCTTCCGAGGATTTGTTTAATCTGAGCCAATCTGTTTGTTAAAATTTTATCAAATTCTTTTGTTTTCATGTTTTCCCCTTTAATTTGATATTGGGTGTTTTATGCTCAATCACAACGGGCACACTGGTTTGAATCTGAACTGTATTCAACTGCGCTTCCAACTGACAGATTTTGCTTGACAGCTTGCATTGATTCCAGGTCAAATCAATCAGCATAGCCAAAAGGATGAAAAAGATAATTGTTCTTACTGCATCCATGCCTGATACTTTTCCATTGCTGCCTGGTGGATTTTTTCATCTTCAAGGTTGGGATCATACATGGTGGTAAAGTTTAGCGCTGCATCCTCAACCTGCTGAATTATTTCTTTGTCTTTACAGTACAAAGACAGATCGTTGAGCCCTAAAAAAAGAAAACTGAGCATCTGGGCTACCTCAAAATCTTCACCGTCCTGGCAAACCTGATCAATCTTTTTTTTCGCTCGCTTGATCATATTTCTATCGACCTTCACGTTGCATGTTCTAATCGCTACCGAGCCTGTGCGGGCCAAAGATTCAGCATTCTCTTTTGTTACTTTTTTTTGGATATTGTCCAGGTCATCCATTTTATCCACCTGCTTGAGAATCATGGTGCCCA